GATTTCAGAGATTATATAAGTGGTGAACTACAAAACAGTAGGTCATCTGATATTGAATCAGCAAGTAATGCAGCATTAAGAGAAACTGTGGACAATTTTGTTGCAGATGCTAAACGCAATTCTCCTAAGTTTGCACTTTGGTATGACAGATTTCTTGAACAAGATGGATTCGGAGTTTACAAATAATGGTTCAACCCCCATTGAGTGGTAATAATTGGGAAGATTTATACGGTCAAGGTAGTTCAGGTAATATTATTATTGGTGGTAAATCTTATCCTGTTAGTCAAGCATATGATTTGTATTCTAAAAGCCAAGACCAAAATACAAGAAGACAAATATTACAATACATCCAAGCATTTAACCCAGGTTATAATCCAAAGAATACTACTGCTGCTAACTCTGCTTGGAATAAAATACTTGATGGTTATTCATTAGGTGAGAATAGAAAAAAACCTTTTGATACTTGGTTTACTGAAGAAATAAATCTTAACCAAGATATGCTTGGTTTAGGTGATGGAACAACCACATTACTTCAACCATCCGTTACAACCAAAGAAGATGCTTACGATTATTTTAATGGTCTTATGCGTGACTATGTTGGTATGGATGCTGATGCTAAAGACTTTAACCAATACTATAAAGAACTTAATAAACTTGAAAAAACTAAAGTTGCTAAACAAAGAACTGTTCGTTCAGGTTCTACTACTACACAGATAGTTACTCCTGGTGTAACCAATGAAGACCGTGAAGAACTTGCTTTAAATTATGTTTCTAAATATATTGACATTAAAGGTATTGAAAATGCTGGTGGTGCAATAGGTAGTAACCTTCGTGATATTCGTAGACTTGCTGCTGATTATAACGTTTCGTTATCTGATGCTGAGGTACGTCAATATGCTCTTAATGGTTTAAGAGATAAGGCTTCTATTGAAACTGTTAGAACTAAAATTCAAAACACTGCTAAAGCAATGTATCAAAACCTTTCACCATTTATTGACCAAGGTTTAACAGTTAAAGATATTGCTTCACAGTACATTAACAGAATGGCTAATGTTTTAGAAGTTAATCCTGAAACAATTAAACTTGATAACAGGTATGTTCAAAACGCTTTAACAACTCTTCCTAACTTTACTGACTTTAACAAAATGTTACGTAATAGTCCACAATGGGAATACACAAACAATGCTCGTGAAGAGGCTGCAGGTTATGCAAATAAAATTCTTCAAGATTTTGGGTTAAGATAAATGGCAAAGGTAGATAAAAATACTGGTAGAGTAACGGTCCAAAAAGGCGATACTGCTGCATCTATTGCTAAAGCAGTTACTGCTGCAACTGGACAAAAGGTTACTACTGCACAAATTAACCAAGCAATTTCTGCTAACAAAACTTTGGCTGCTAGACAAAAAGCAGGCTCAACTGTTTTGTTTTCTGGTACAACTTTTAAAGTCCCAGGTATAGGTACAACTTCTACAACAGGTGGGACACCTGCTCCTAGAACAGAAACTGGTAGAGTTACTAACTCTGACGGTAGCGTAACTATTAGTTATAGTGATGGAACTACTGAAATTATTCCTGCTAAAGGTAATCAAACTATACCTGACCCTGCTGCTGCAGCGTTAGAACAAAATCGTCGTAGTGCTTTTGCTATTCTTGAAAAAGAATTTAAAGACAATGGTTTAGATACTTTAATTCCTGAGATTAAAAGATTTATGACAGAAGGATATGGTGCTGAAGAAGCATCACTTATGTTACCAGATACTCAAGCATACAGAACACGTTTTGCTGGTAACGAAGGTCGTAAAACATTAGGGCTACCTGTGTACACACCAGGTCAATATATTACTGCTGAGCAAACTTATCGTGATTTGTTTAACCAATACAATCTTGGTGAACTTGCTAATCAAGAAACATATAACTCTTTAATTGGTGGGGCTGTTTCAATTGATGAGGCTAAGGCTCGTGTTGATAATGTGTTTGCTAGAATTGATAAAGCACCAGATGAATTGAAAACCCAGTTAAGCACTTACTTAAATGCTTATGGTGTTGGTGACCCAACTAAACAACGTTCACAAATTGCTCTTGCTTTAATGAAGGGACCTCAAGGTATTAACGAATTAGAAACAAGTCTTCGTAAAGCAAATATTCGTACAGGTGCAGCGTTAAGTAATATCAATGTTGCTGAGGAAAACATTAGTCAACTTGAAAAACAATTAAGCACAAGTGGTTTATCAACTGAACAGATTGGTAATCTTTCAAGAGAAGCCTACGCAAATATTGCAGAGGTTCAACCAACTGTAACAAAACTTTCAGAAATTTACGGTGACCAAACACCTGGTCTTTCTAGAGAACTTGAACAAGAAGCGTTCTTTGGTTTAGCATCACAACGCCGTAAGAAACTTCAAGAAAGAGAGAAAGCCACATTTGGTGGACAAGCAGGTATTTCAACTGCTTCATTAGCGCAGCGAACAGCAGGCGCAATTTAGACCCTCAGTAGGATAGACCAGCCCCTACGAGAGTAACAAGACTGGTAGCAAGAGCCATAGTATTTTCCCCGATTTATTATGAGGCTTGCGACTAACACAAATAGAATGGGAGCGTTGCGATGAGCAACACATATCAAGAATGGGAAGATGACGATGATGATATTAATCAAAGTCAACAATCAGATAGCGATTTATTAAAGCAACTTCGTAAGGAGTTGAAAACTAAATCTAAAATGCTTTCCGAAATGGAAGGACAACTATCTTCGATTAAGACTGAACAACGTCAAAACGTTATCAAATCAGTTCTTGAAAGCAAGGGCGTAAGTCCAAAGATAGCAAAATTTATTCCTCAAGATATTGAGGCTAATCCAGATACTATCGATAACTGGATTGCAGAAAATGCTGATGTCTTTGGTTTAACAGTACAGACGCCCGATGATGTGAAGCCAGATTTGGCTACACTCAGACAAATCGATTCTGTTACTGCTAATGCCCAGTCTCCTGCTGGTTTGGATGATTTGTATTTGAGATTACAAAATGCAGAATCTGCTGATGAAATCACAAATATGATTTTCCAACAAGGCGGAGAGATTTAGGCTAACTAACTACTATCTAAGGAAATAACCGAAATGCCCAATGTATATACCGCGTTATCTGGTGGTACATCAGCAACTAACGGTGGTCTTGGTGGCGGTCAATATTCAAGCGCAGACAACGTAGGAACCTTTACACCATCTAATGGTGCAGGTCTCGTTCAAAAGGCTTATGACCGTCTAGTTGAGTTTGCTTTACGCTCTCAACCATTACTCCGTTCAGTCGCAGACAAACGACCAGCACGCCAATCAATGCCAGGTTCATCTGTAGTATTCCAAATCTACAGCGACCTAAGCAAAGCAACAACTGCTTTATCAGAACAAGTTGACCCAGATTCAGTAGCGATTGGTTCACCAACTGCTGTAACCGTAGTTCTTAACGAATACGGTAACGCAGTATTGACCACACGTAAACTGCAATTGATGTCACTTGCTGAAGTTGACCCAGCAATCGCAAACATTGTTGCGTTCAATATGGCAGATTCCATTGACGAAATTGTTCAAACAGAACTTCGTGCTGGAACAAACGTAATCTACGCAAGCAACGCTTCAGGTGCACGCGCAACAGCAACAACAAACGTTACTGGTGCACACACTTTGAAAGCAGCCGATATCCGTCTCGCAGTTGCAAAACTACGTGCAGGTAAAGCAGTTGCTCGTAAAGGAAGCCTATACTGGTGTGCAATACACCCTGAAGTTTCACACGACCTTCGTGCAGAAACAGGCTCAGCCTCTTGGAGATTGCCTCACGAATACCAATCAAATGCTGAAATTTGGGCAGGAGAAATTGGAACATTTGAAGGTGCATACTTCATCGAATCCCCACGTATGTACAACGCCACCGATGGTGGTTCAAGTGCACGCGTGTTCCGTACAATTCTTGCTGGTCAACAAGCACTTGCTGAAGCAGTTGCTGAAGAACCACACGTAGTTATCGGAAACGTTACTGACAAATTGATGCGCTTGCGCCCAATTGGTTGGTACGGTGTACTTGGCTTCAAGCGTTATCGCGAAGAAGCATTGTACAGAATTGAATCTTCATCCAGCATTAACGCTGCATAGTTAGATTCAAATCAAATTTAAAGCCCCTGGGCAACTGGGGGCTTTACTTATTAGGAGAGTAAATTGCCAACATTTTTTCCACCAACAATAGAAGAAGGACCAGCAGGGTTTGGTTTATTCTATCGCTATAAATTGTTACGTGGGATTAGTGTATTAAAAATTGGTAATACTTATTATAAAATTAGAGTTCCTTCTACCGACCAAGTTGATTCTTCTACAGAATATTATGCTGGAGGACACGAGCACAATGTTACCGAAGCACAAAAGACTGCACTTATTAACGCTGGCATCGGCATTACTGAAAGTAACTTTGAAGGATGATAGAGAAGATTCTTGTAGCAGGTGCAACTGCAAGTGCAATTGCTTCTGTGTTTTTTGTAATTGCTCCAACAGTTCGAAAGACTCGTTCTATGATGGAATGGTTGGAAAAATTTCGCCGAGATTGGGAAGGCGAGCCTGGTGGTCCAGGTAGAGACGCTGTGCCAGGTGTTATGGAAAGACTTAACAGACTAGACGGCGAGTTAAGTAATAATGGTGGTTCATCCGTTAAGGATGCCATTGAACGTATTGAAAAAGTTTTGGGGACAAAATGAGTTTACATAGAGAACGTACACATCCTGAATATGTTGAAGGATGTTTTGGTTGTAAGGCTTCCACTGTGGATTTAAATCCTGGTGAAGCATCCACTAGACTAACAATGTCTGCAAAAAAGTGGGACAATGAACTTGCGTTATATCGTACGGCTAGGTCTCAGGGTATTCAACCTGATA